TACACGGCAGGCGCTCTTCTGAACTTCACCACTACCGGCGAAGACGATGACGGCCAAGGAGCCGTACCGACACAGGTGCCTGATGAGCCGGTCATCACCCCGCGCCAAGCCGCCCAACTCGATGAGCTGCTGAAAAAATGCAGCCAGGTCCTGGTCGACAACTTCACCGCCAAGTACGGCTGCGCTGCCAACGTCTACAAATCCGAGTTCGACGTTGTGCTCGCTCGCCTCACCAAGTCGGCCAACCGGCCGCAGGAGTAAACCATGCAGATCATCTCAGATGTCGAACAAGGCACCCAGGCCTGGCTCGACCTGCGCCTGGGCATCATCACCTGCAGCGAACTGGACTGCCTGCTGGTGAACGGCAAGGGCGAGGCGGGCTTCGGTACCGGCGCCTTCACCTACATGAACACACTCATCGGAGAACGCATCACCGGCGAAGCGGCCGATCCGTTCAGCGGCAATCGGCATACAGAGCGCGGCCATGAGCTGGAAGGCGTTGCCCGCAACCTCTACCGCGACAGCGAGGAGGTCGAAACGACCGAGGTTGGGATCATCCTCAACCACGGAATCGGCTACTCGCCGGACGCCCTGGTAGGCGACAAGGGCCTGACCGAGATCAAGACCAAGTTGCCGAAGCTGCAGGTGGACGTGATCCTGGGCGGCGAGATCCCGAAAGAGCACGTTGCCCAGTGCCAGGGCGGCCTGTGGGTATCGGAGCGCGAGTGGATCGACTTCATCTGCTACTGGCCGGGCATGCCTCTGTTCGTGAAGCGCGCCTACCGTGACGAGGCGATGATCCGCAAGCTGTCCGAGCGCGTGAAGACCTTCTACGAAATCCTCGACGAGCGCATGAATCGCGTGCTCGGAATCGCTGCATGAGGTGACCATGAACCAATCAATCGACCTGGAGGCCGCAAAAGCGGCCTTCTTCGCGTCTGGCGGCCAGCTGGTCGTGCTGGAGGGGTTTACCTACCGGCCGTTGCCTCCGCGCAAAGGCCCTGAAGCGCAGCCAGTGCCGGCCGCAAAGGTAGCTGCCAAGAAAGCCGCGCAATCGCCCCACAAGGAAAAAATGAAAGCCCGCGCCGACCAGGTCGCCGAAATGGCCAAGACCATGACGTGCCAGCAGGTCCATGAGTCCACTGGCATTTCCAAGCAGGCCCTATTCCGGGCCTCGCGGGAAGGCAACTTCGTGTTTCGTCGCGCCGAAAGGAAGAAGTCGGCCAACAGCAAGCGGGATGCCCAGCGCCAGATCCAGCGGAACCTGAAGAGGATAGAGGAGCTGAAGGTAGTTCAGAAAATATGCGCCCTGCGCGATACCGGCCTGCACCGCGCCCAGGTGGCCGAGCAGCTCGACCTGAATTACGGAACGCTGGTGAAAATCATCGAGCGCAACAGTATCGACTTCCCGCGGGTACGCATCAGGAAATGAGAAGGCTCAACAACCTGGTCCGCCAGCGCCGGCGGCAAGAACAGTTCCACCTGCCGCCCAGCGGCCTCACGGAGCACAGACATGCAGAAAGCACCCTCTGGAGTAATCACCCTGCCGGCCTGGATGAATCGTCCGGTCAAGAAGCTGTACAACACCCGCAGCGGCGGCCAGTACCGGCCTGATGATGTGGCACTGGCCTTTGCGCTGAGCCTGCGCATGCACGACAGCGCCGACCACCTGCGCAGGCTGGCCCGGCGCCTGGTGGACAAGGTCTGCCTGGAGCACCAGCCGAACATGAAGCGCCTGGCCCGCGAGCCGGACGATGCTGAGGTGTTCGCTGCCGCGCTCAATATCATCAACCGGGTGTGCGATCTGCTCGACATCGGGCCGGGCGCCACCTTCGTGCGCAATGGAGGCGATGATGGCTCTGACGCAGCAGCAGCGTGACGAGAAGCGCAGGGCAAAAGATGCCCGCGCCAAGGTTGAAGATCTGCGGATGAAGGCCGGCCAAGGCACCCGCCAGGCCCTGGCCGAGATCATGCAGTGGGCCGAAGTCGAGGAAAACGGCGAGGCCATGACCCTGCTGATCCACCGCATCCATGAATTAGGGCCTGAAGCGGCCCGCCACTTCCTCAGCGCGCCGCGCCACGAAATCGTTGTGTCTGATTTTGTGGCGCGACGGCTCGACCAGTTCCGCATCGGCCGCGAGCTGCGCGCGCCGGATTTGATGCTGGGCGATGACCCCGACGATACCGGTGTCTACTTGCCGGAGATGGCCCTGATCAGCCCTGGTACTTCCGATCAAACCAATCGGTAGCGTACAAAAGCGCTCTCATCTCTGCATCTTCCCTGCTTTCGAATGGCCCGTTGATCGTCCCGAGTATCTCGTCATCCGAGTTCACATTTGCTACGACTTCAACTGCTTCCGGCGTCCAGTGCTGGTCAATGTCGCCCACTATGCGAGCCTCAACCTCAACGCCCTTACCGCGCCCTATCTCGATAACCATTCTGGTAGGCCACGGCTTGTCTTTCACCAAAGTCATTATCACTCCTTGACCCGGCCCCATGCCGGTCACCCGTAATACCCCATCCCAAACCAAATTGCCACCATGCCGCATCCGGCCACGGAGGGCGGCGCATGCATGGAGAAAGCCATGACCCAGTTCTACCTGCAGGACAGTAGAAGCCATGTCGGTGACGGCATGATGTTCTGGGCTAAGGAAGGCCGCGGCTACGTGACCAACCTAGACCAGGCTGAGCTGTTCACCTTTGATGAGGCATGCCGCCACCGTGACACTGATCTCCCCTGGCCAAAGGAGTACATCGACGCTAGGGCGCACTACGGCGTCGACTGCCAGCTGATGGAGGAGGACAGGCGCATAGCGGGGCTACAGCCCGGCGCCCGCGTCTACGTGCACGTGCCAGGCGACTGGAACGGGAACGATGTCTACTGGGTCAGTGAGCAACGCGGCAGGTTGACCGAGAACCTGCAACAGGCCATCAGCATGGATCTGGAAAACGCCCAGTTCACATATGCCAACCACGCCGGCCAGGGTACGCGAGTATTCTGGCCGGCGGCCTACATCGAGAAGATCCGCCGGCGCTTAGTACATCGCCAGAAAGTCGATCATAAGCTGGCCCTGCGTGTGGCCGGTGTGAAGATGCCCAGGCCACCCAAGGTCGCCAAGCGCCGCGAGCCGATGCTCAACTGCTGCGGCTGCGGACGCTTCATCAGCTGGGACGGGCGATTCTTGAACAACTGCCGAAACTGCGGCGCGAACAACTGCCCCTGACCCTCCAGCGCTGCCCGCCAGCGGCTTCCCCTATTCAACGATAACGATCACGCCACACCGGCGAGGACCGCCCATGTCTGCATTTCAGAAAAAGAACCCGCTCGACTTCAAAACCCAGTACGGCCTTGGCTTCGATCCGCAAGACGATGAGATTGTGGTGGACTTCTTCTGCGGTGGCGGCGGCGCCGGTACCGGGCTGGAGATGGGCCTGGGCCGGCCGGTGACGGTCGCCAAGAACCACAGCCCGGCGGCCATCAGCATGCACACCGCCAACCATCCGGCGGCGCGGCACTTCACCACCGACGTCTTCGACGGTGACCCGGATGAGGAATGCCAGGGCCGGCCAGTTGGCTGGTTCCACATGAGCCCGGACTGCACCCACCACAGCCAGGCCGCCGGCGGGCAGCCGCGCAAGCGCGAGATCCGCAACCTGTCTTGGATTGGACTGAAGTGGGCCGGCAAGAAGCGACCGCGGGTCATAAGCCTGGAGAACGTGAAGCAGATCCTGCAGTGGGGCCCGCTGATCGCCAAACGAGACAAGGCCACCGGCCGAGTGATGAAGCTTGATGGCACCGTGGCCGCCGTTGGCGAGCGCGTACCGGTGCAGCAGCAATTCCTAGTGCCCGACCCGAAACGTCGCGGCATCACCTGGCGCCGGTTCGTGCACTTGCTCGAAGGTATGGGCTACCAGGTGGAGTGGCGCGTCATCAAGGCCTGCGACTTCGGCGCGCCAACCAGCCGCGAGCGGTTATTCATGATCGCCAGGTGCGATGGCCAGCCAATCGTGTGGCCGGAGCCTACACACGCCAAGAACCCAGCCAAGGGCCAGCAGAAATGGCGCACCGCCGCCGACTGCATTGACTGGACCGTGCAGAGCAAGAGCATCTTCGGCCGGAAGAAGCCGCTGGCCGACGCAACGTTGCGCCGGGTCGCCAAGGGCATGAAGAAGTTCGTGCTGGACAACCCGCAGCCCTTCATCGTGCCGATCGCGAACTGGTCGGGCGAATTGGCTCAGTCAGCCCACGAACCGCTCCGCACCGTTACCTCTTGGCCGCGCGGCGGATCGTTCGCCATGGCCAGCCCGGTGATTCTTCCAGCAACACACCAGGGCGCCGACCGAGTGAACAACCCGGGCGATCCACTACCTACAGTTACTGCGGCCAACCGTGGCGAGCTGATGATGGCCAGCCCCGTGATGGTCGGGGCCCCGGTGTATGCCGGTAAGCCAGTAGCCGCTGACCAGCCCATGGGAACGCTGATGACCCAAAGCCACCGAGCGCTAGCATCGGCGCACCTGGTCAAATTCAGGTTCAACAGTGAAGGTGCAGCCATCACCGATCCGGTGCCGACCATCACGAGCGGCGGCAACTACAAGAGGCCCGCGGGTGCGGCCCATGCCATGGGCGTATGCACAGCCTTCATTGAACAGGCCAACGGCGGGTTCAACACCACGCCAGCAAAGGGCGCGGACGAGCCGCTGACCACGGTCACCAACACCGGCAGCCAGCAGCGCCTCGTGACCGCGAGCCTGGCCACGCTCCGGCGCAACTGCGTAGGCCGTGCAGTAGATGACCTGGTGCCGACAATGACCGCCGGCGCCGAGCATCACGCCCTGGTCGAATACAGGTTGTCACCAGAACATGAGGAAGGCGCCCTGCGCGTCGCGGCATTCCTGATCAGCTACTACGGCACTGAGAACATCAGCGCCTGCGACGCACCGGCACCGACGGTTACCACCAAGGACCGCTTGGGCCTGGTCACCGTCTTCGTGAAGGGAACGCCCTATGTGATCGTCGACATCTGCCTGCGCATGCTGCAGCCGCACGAGCTGTACCGCGCCCAAGGCTTCCCGGCGAGCTACATTATCGACAAGGGCGCCGACGGCAAGCCGTTCACCAAGACCGAGCAGGTGCACATGTGCGGCAATAGCGTCAGCCCGCCGCCGATGGCAGCTCTGGCCCGCGCCAATGATCCTTGGCGATCAGCAAATCCTCAGGCTGTGGCAGCCTAATCTTCGACCAGTCGGAACTGCATCTCCACCGGGCCGCCAGGTGCACGCGATTCCATAACCGCAACATGCTTGGCCCCGCACTGCTGGCAGTAGAAGACCTGACTGTCCAGCACTTCATCGTGGTCCAAGTCGGCGTCAGTTTCTTTCTCACATTTCTGGCAGATGAATTTTCTACTCATCTCCGGTGCTCCTAACCCACAACACATTCAGCGTAGCCGGTCTTTTAGCCGGCCTCTGAGGTATCCCCATGCCCACAGAAAACCGATCCAGCACCATCGAACAGCATGACCATATCGAGGGGATCATCGATATGGTCAGCGCCCCGCGAGAGCACGAACTGAAGATCCGACAGACCCCGTTGGCCGATCTGCTCATCGGCCTCAAGACCGGCGAGGTCCGGGACTGCTCAGATCGTGATTTCGCCGTCGGCGACACGGTTCTGCTCCGCGAGATCGACGATGCCCGCGAGTACACCGGCACGGTTGCACGCCGGACTATTACCCATGTGCAAAAGCACTACGGCCTTCCCGATCACTTGTGCGTGCTGAGTTATGGCCAGCCAGCCCCGCAGCCCCACCCCGACCCTCTAGCCTGGATGGTTGGTACTGCCATCTGGTGGACCAAAGAAGAGGCAGAGCGGGATGCGGCGGCGGCTCGCCTGCCGGTCGTGGGGCTTGGCCCGATGACGGAATCGAGCGCGCCGGCTGCATCGATTCCAGACGGCTACTGCCTAATGCCCAGGCGGCTCACCGCCGAGAATGGGGCCAAAGCCCTGTTGCTTGGCGAGTTCAAGCTGGAGGTAATCCGCGAATGCCCTGAATGCCTTGAACTGGAGGAGCCAGCAGAGAGCTGCGAGATCTGCGAGATCTGCGATGGCGAGGGTGAATATGCTCAGCGCCACACGATTCCGTGGGACAAGATCAAATTCATTTACAGCGAGGCCGTGAAGGGGCTCGCCCTCCAGCCGAGCGCCGCCCCGTAGCGGGCAGCTGGCAGGAGCACATTTGTACTCCGCCCAGCTGCAATCCCTTCCCCTCTATTTCGAGCAGGCCGCGAGCTTCCCCGTTGCTGCCAGGCCCTCGGTGGCAATTCGGCGAGCGCGCCCCACGCCCCAGGCCAGTGCCCTGGTCATCGACTCGCCGGGACGGGAGTCGAAAGCCTCTTCGTGAAGGGCAATCCCGCTAGGTGCATAAATACCGATGAACATTTGCGTTTGTCCGGTCCGGGAGAGTCGGACTTGAACATCAACGTGCGTCCCATCGTCGAGCGTCTCGTCGTGGGTGCGGTGGTGAAGTGTAGGGT